CAACTTTTGCAGGAAATTTAACAGTAGGAAGAAATATAGATTTATCAAGTACAGATTACTCTTATATTCAAGGTACTCATACAGGGGCTTCTGATGGCGAATATGTTATGAGAACTTTTGGATATGGAGATTCTACTTTTTATGGTTCTTTTGATATATTAAGACACGATACTGATGATGGTGAATTAAGATTAAGACAACGTATTGCGGGTACTGCAACTGACGTTTTATCAATAGTAGATGGAAACTCAACTTTTGCAGGAGATGTAATTCAAAGTGGTGCTTCTAAAAGTTTGAAGTATTGGAGGAGGTTATGGACTGATGCTAATAATGATTGGGGTTTAAATAATAATGCAGGTTCAGGTGTAATTTCTGTATCAGGTATGGGCACACCTTCTACAAGTATTACATCTTTTGCAGGTTTAATAGATGCAGGAGGTAGAATTAAGTTAAGCGGAGGAAATACAGACCAATATTTTGTTGAGGGTGCAAGGAATGGTATAGGTGTAACATATAGGGTATATGATAATGCAAACAATATTTATAACGATGCATATAGTAGTTATGTTGTAAGGGTTAATCAACTTGGTGGAAGTGGCGGTGGTTTTTTCTTTTCTGGTGGAGACTTTAATTTAACAACTACAAATGTTCATATTAATGGTGGAACAAACTATAATGATAAAAGTAATCTTAATTTGTCTAATGGTAGGACTGTAATACAGTCTGATATTGTTGATGGAACAGCAAATGGCGATACATCTTTAAGTTTCCAAACTCGTAAAAATGGTGGTACTGCAACAGCTATGTTTATTGATGAGTTTAGAAACGTAGGAATAGGAACTGATGACCCTAATTCTACTTTAAGTTTAGAAAACAGCCAATCTACTGCTGCTAATAATACTACAACTGGTTCAATATTTGAAGCTGCAAGTCCTAATTCAGGAATATTTATGCGTAACAGAGGAGCTTCAGCAGGAATTGGTGGTTCAAATTATTCTACACAATTATTTACAGATTCAGGAGCAGGTAATTTCGAAATTTATAATATTGCTTCAACTTCTGACCTTGTTTTTGGCACAAATGCAACAGAAAAATTGCGTATAGAATCAAGTGGGCGTATAAAAGTACCAGGAGTAAATTATGACCCTACAAGTGCAGGAGGTAATGATACAGGAGGTTTATTTTTAGTTGGAGATACTTTAGGAGACGGTAATTTTACCGCAGGAATTGGGTTTGCTATGGGAACAGGTACGGCTACTATATCTGGTTATCAAAATGGTACTGACTCAGATAGAATTGGTTTATCGTTTCACACTCACGGTTCTGGAACAGGAAGTGCAGCTGCAAATGAATCTATGCGTATTACAAGTGGGGGGGATTTTATATTTAATACAGGTTCTACATCTACACAAACATATCCAACTCAAGGGTCAAATCAAGTCCACGCTTCAGGTTCTACTTATTTTTCAATAGGACACATTACAGGTTCTTCAAGTGGAAATTTATATATAGGTTTTGGATATAATGGGGGTGCTATTGGTTCTATAACACAAAACGGAACAACAGGAGTTGCATATAACACATCTTCTGATTACAGATTAAAAGAAGATTTACAGGACTTTGCAGGATTAGATATGGTTTCTAAAATACCTGTTTATGACTTTAAATGGAAAACAGATGAAAGCAGAAGTTATGGAGTTATGGCTCACGAACTTCAAGAAATTCTACCTTTAGCAGTAACAGGAGAAAAAGATGCAGAAAAAATGCAGTCTGTGGATTATTCTAAAATAGTTCCTTTATTAGTAAAATCAATACAAGAACTAACAGCAAAAGTAGACAAATTGGAACAAGAATGTAAATGTAAAAATTAGTATATTTGAATTTAATCATAAATTTAATAAAATGTCAAAAATTACAAAAGAAGAATTAAAAGAATTACAAGAACAACAAGGTAAGCTAAATGCTATTAAGCACGACATAGGATTGTTAAGTACACAAATCCATAGCTTAAACCATATGTACGCTAATGAAATTTCTAAACAAGAAGAATTAAAGAAATCATTAGAAGAAAAATATGGTAAAATAAACATAGACCTAAAGGATGGGTCATATGAAGAAATCAAAGAAGATAAATAATGAGTTTACAGGATATGAAATTGTATGCAATTAATTTTTTAGCTTTCACGTTGAGTTTCACAAATATTGATATGGTGTTAAAAATAATACTACTTACAGTTACAATCCTGTACACAACTCACAAATGGTATTTAATGTATGAAGAAAATAAGCGAAAACATAAGCTATAAGGAAGCAGTACGTTCCGAAACAGCAAAACGTTTAGGTATATCAAATAAACCTAAAAAAGAACATATTGAAAATATGGAGTTAATAGCAGAAAAAATCTTTCAGCCATTAAGAGAATGGGTAGATCATCCTATAAGAATTAACAGCTTTTATAGATCAGAAGAATTAAATTCAAGAATTGGTGGTGCTATTTCATCTGCTCATAAAGACGGTTTAGCTATTGATTTAGATTCTTTAGGTAACAAAACTAATTTAGAAATGCTACACTACATAAAAGACAATCTTGACTTTGATATTTTAATTAATGAATATCCTAATGAAGAAGGCGAACCTAAATGGATTCACGTTAGTTGGAATAAAAAGAAAAACAGAAAACAAGTTTTAGAAATAAAACGCAAAGGCAGATACTACACTTATACAGGCGAATGTAAAAGCTGTAAATGAAAAAAGTAGAATTTGCTATAATTGAAAGATTTGCTCTTGGCATATTAATTGGTTTTAGTTATTTGCCAGAAGATGAGCATACTGACTTTACAGAGTTAAACATTTATGTAGTATTTATAGTATTACATTTTAAATTTTATAATAATGCCGATACCTAAAAAAAAGCAAGGAGAACAACAAAAGAATTTTATGATGCGTTGTGTTCCAGAACTTATGAAATACCACGATAAAGACCAAGCAATAGCAATGTGTTATGATGCTTTTAAGGGTTCGGTAGAATTAGAATCATATAATGACTACCCACAAGGTGCAGTAAACAACGCTAAACGTGCTTTAAAATGGGTAAAAAAAAATGGATGGGGTTCTTGTGGAGAAGCAACAGGAAAAAAAAGAGCATCACAAATAGCAAAAAAACAAAACATAACAAGAGATACTATAGCAAGAATGGCATCATTTAAAAGACATCAACAACATAAAGATGTACCATACACAGAAGGGTGTGGGGGTCTTATGTGGGATGCTTGGGGTGGTTCTGCTGGTATTAACTGGGCAATAAACAAACTCAAACAAATAGACAAATAAATGGCAACAAAGATTAGTGAAGATACTAACGTACAATTAGATTTAAAAACTATTGCAATGATTGTAGGAGGTGCAGTATCTCTTGCAAGTATGTGGTTTACATTACAAGGCGAAATATCTGATTTACAAAATAAGATAGATTCTTTTAGTGGAGATGAATTTGTACAAAGAATGGAGTTTCAGCTTAAAGACGAATTAATACGTTCTAACGTTATACAAATAGATAACCTCACAAAAAATTTAAAAGAGGATATACAAGAAAATAAAGAATCAATTAAAGATTTAGAAATTAAAGTATTTAGAAGATGAAACATTTACTATATGTTCTTTTTGTATTATTGGTGTGTTCTTTAAATGCACAAGAAACAACCGTTCTACAAATTAATGCAAAATGGAATTATAAAAACAATTATGATTTATCAAGCATAAAAAATGCTGTAATTAAATTTAGTTATTTAAAAGACCAACCAGCAGACATAAGAAAAAACATAACAGCAGTTCCAGTAATTGCTATAATAGATAAAAATGGTAAAGTTAGAATGCAGTATGTAGCTGACCTATCATTTAAAATACAAGCTACAAAACAACAAATACAAGAAACAGTTAACATTATATCAAAAGAATAATTATGGAATTTATAAAACATCTTTTTGGTTTATGTGGCGAAAGTCATCTAAACATTTTTACAATAATAATAACACTAATTATATTAAAAATAAGTTATGAAAAATATTTTAGCAAAACTATTTGGAGGAGCAGGAGGTAGTATAGCAGAAAAAATATCTGGTATTATAGACAAACATACTTTTAGTAAAGTTGAAAAAGCTCAATTTGAAAAAGAGATGGAGGAGATATTTATAAAAGCTGAACTTGATTTAGAAAAAGAAATAACAAATCGTCACGCTGCAGATATGGCTTCTGATAGTTTCTTGTCAAAGAATATACGCCCTATGCTTACTATATTTTCTTTAGTTCTATATACTCTATTTGCTTTAATAGACGGTAACATAGGAGAATTTAACATAGCTAATCAGTATGTAGACTTGCTTGGTCAGATAGTTATAATGAGTTTAGGGTTTTACTTTACATCAAGAGGTATAGAAAAAACAGCAAAGATCATTAAGAAATAATGGCTAAAGGAATTAATATAAACACATATAAGAGCAAATCAAAGAAGCGTAAAGGAATACACGCTAAAAGTAAAATGAGTGCCTTAAAAAGCTCTAAAAACTATTTTAAGAAATATAAAGGTCAAGGTAAATAATATTTTTATATATTTGTTTGGCTTATAGCAAAACTTGCACAACCTAATAAAGATGGACGGTGCTTGGAACAGGTAATTAAATTATTTCTTTTTTGTAGGCTTTTTTCTTTCTTTTTCTTTTTGTCCTTTTTCTTTTTCTTTCTTTTTAGTTATTATGAATTGTATAAAATGTAAATACAAAATGCTATATTTAGGTAGTAATCAAAATGGTTATTATTACTTGTGTAGTAAATGCAATAACGTTATACCTACAAATGAAAAAATTAACAAGAAGTAAACTAATTAAAAAACTTGACAAAGTATTTAGTTTATATATTAGACAACGTTATGCTAAAAACGAAATAGCTCAATGCTTTACTTGTGGCAAAAAAAATCATTGGAAAAAATTACAATGTGGTCATTTTCAAAGTCGTAAATATTATTCTACTCGTTGGGATAAAATAAATTGTCAAGTACAATGTGCAAAATGCAATGTCTTTAATTATGGAGAATCTTATGTGTTTGGTAAAAATCTTGATATGGAATTTGGAGAAGGGTGTGCTGAATCACTTTATTTAAAAGCAAAACAAATAACTAAATTCTCCACACCTGAAATTCACGAGTTAATAAATCGTTATAATATGTTAATAAAAGAGTTAAACTAATTTTTATATTTATAGTGTTCTGTTACATTTGTCTTGTATAAAAGAGGGTTAATTTATTTTAGCCCTTTTTTTTTGCTTATTTATTAAAAAAATTGTTTATATTTATAATTCTTTTAAAATTATATATATGACTAAAAACAGAACCATACCCTATGAACAACACTATGTTCAGGTAGGATTTTACCAAAACTTTATTAAAAACAAAGAACAAGAAATCAAAAAGTTAAAAAAGAACAATGATTTACTTGAACAAGAAAATGAAGTTTTAAAAGCTAAACTCGAAGTTGAACATTCTAATAACTTAATGAGATTATGAACAAAGAAAAATTAGCAGAACTTTATCACAAGTACGAGTTATCTAAAGATGACTTTTTTAAACATCAACATTACACAATAATTACAAGACAAGGAATCGACAAGATTCAAGCTATAGAACAAATCTCTATAGACTATGAAGTAATTAAATGTGAAACTAACTTTGCAGTATTTAAAGCAATAGCCACAAAAAACAATAAAAAGATTATAACTTTTGGTTCTGCTTTAAAAGGTGCATCGTATAACGAAGGTAATTGTCAAAGCTGGTATGTCGCTGAAATGGCAGAAAAAAGAGCTATGTCAAGAGCTGTACTAAAACTAACAGGGTTTTATGAACTTGGAGTTTTTGGAGAAGATGAATCAGATTCTTTCAAAAAGAAAACTACAAAAGAAGAATTAATAAATAAAATTAAAAACAATGGCTGACAAAATATATAAAGAAAAAGAGCATCATCCATTTGAGAATCAAATATTTAATCACTATAGAAAACAAGCTAAAGAAATAAATGAAGCTATAGTTTTATTAACGGAACATAACTATACAGTTATTGACCATCAAGTAAAATGGATTACAAAAGAAAACATTAATTAAAATCAATAAATTATGAGTGCAATTATCAATGCGAGTATTAGGGTAGATAAATTACCTAAAGAAAAATTTATCAAAGGTAAAGATGGTGCAGTTTATTATAACTTAACCATTTCAGTAAATGACGATACAAGATACGGTAACAACGTGGCTTTAATGGATTCTCAAACAAAAGAAGAAAGAGATGCCAAAGTACAAAGAAACTATCTTGGTAACGGTAAAGTAGTATGGACTAACGACATTATTAAGTTAGCTGCAAGAGAACAAGAGAATACTACAGCTCCAGTATCTAATGATCTACCATTTTAAGAAAACAAAATAAAATTTATTTTTTTGAAGGGGTTTTAAACGACCCCTTTTTTTTATATATTTATATAAATGCAATTAAGATTAGACGAACAACAAACAGTACAATATCTTGCAATGCAATCAATAGAAGAAGATTGTACAATAGATGTAAATGAAAAATTAGAATATCCTCCAGTAGCATTGTCTTTTGGAGAAACATTAATAAAAGGAAGAAATAAAGATATGCTTTTACCAATACCCTTAGGAACTTATGGGAACTTTAGTTTTATACAAGCTCCTCCAAAGACTAAAAAGACATTCTTTATATCATTACTTGCATCAGTTTACTTATCAGACCAAAATCATTTCGGAGGTAATTTAAAAGGACATAGACAAGGCAAAGAGTTAATACACATAGATACAGAACAAGGTCGGTGGCATTGTCAAAGAGTATTTAAAAGAATTGCTGAAATGGCGGGAACATCAGACAACTACTTGACTTATGGTTTAAGAACTATTGGTTATAAAGACAGAATTGAATTTATAGATTATTGTTTAGAACATAAAGCTAAAAATGCTGGTTTACTTATTGTAGATGGTATTGCAGACTTATGTGCAGACGTTAATAACATTGAAGAATCTAATGCTTGTGTTCAAAGACTTATGGAATGGTCATCTAAATATAACATACATATTATGTGCGTGATACATTCTAACTTTGGAAGTGATAAACCTACAGGTCATCTTGGAAGTTTTTTAGAAAAAAAAGCAGAACTACAAATACAATTAGAAGCAAACACAGTTAATAAAGAATGGATAACAGTTAAATGCAAAAGAAGCAGAGGTTATGCGTTTGAGACATTTAGTTTTAAGGTAAATGAAATGGAACTACCTGAAATCATTGGGGATTTATATGACCCTTTGGAAAACTAAATTATGAAAAACTACTTATCGGACATCTATAAAAAGCATCAAGTATGGATTGACATTGTTTGCTCCTTTGGCTGTAACAAAGAAACAGCAGAAGATATTACACAAGAAATGTACATTAAAATTCAAAAAAGAATAAACAAAGGATTAGATATTGATTTTGGAGATGACTATAATTATTACTATATTTTTAAAACATTAAAATCTTTGTTCCTTGATTTAAAACGCAAAGAAGCTAAAGTCAATACGTTATCTATAGACAATATGAGGGATTTTTTAGCAGACTTTGATGCAGCTAATTATGAAGAAGTCTATGCTACAATACAAAATGAACTAAACAATATGTATTGGTATGATAAAAAGATATTTGAGATCATAGAAGGTGGCGAAAGTATAGCCCAGCTTTCAAGAAAGTCTGGCATACCTTACTACTCACTTTATAATACTTATAAGAAAGTAAAAGAAAAACTAAAAAAATTATTATGAATAGTAATGAAGTTTTTTATAATGATTTGAAAATAGGGAAATATTATGAAAAAATAATATTAGAAAAAATTAAAATTAAATATCCAAAAGCATACATACAGAAAGGATACTGTAAAGACTGGGATATATTCATTCCTGAACTTAATTTTGGAGTTGAAGTTAAATCAGATAAAAAAAGTTTACATACAGGCAACATAGTCATAGAAATACAATTTAATAATAAACCATCTGCTTTGTCAACAACTAAATCTAAATACTGGGTAATATATGACGGACTTAAATATAATTGGTTTCTTGTAGATAACATAAAAAAATGTATTAAAGAAAATAATTTATATTATCGTGAGTTTATAGGCAGAGGAGATACGCATTATAAAAAAGCATATTTAATAAAAAAAACATTATTATATAAATATAAAACTATATGAGACTTGGAGACATAGTATTCTACATCACAAAATATACAGGCATCAAATGGCTTGTAGACAAATATCATAGCTATATGGGAACTGAATGTAATTGCGACAAAAGACGTAAAGACTGGAATGAAATAAAAATAAAAAGATGGTAAAATTTAATAAATATGATTTCAAAGACTGGGAAAAATTTAGGCTTTCAAAAAAATCAACTATTAGTCGTGAAGAATTTAAAATGGTATGTCAGTTCCACGCAACCTATTACGATCATAAATACTTCGAACCTTGTACCTGTAACCCCAAACTAATAAATAAATGGATTAGTGAATTAAATATTGTTTGGAACAATGGGAATTGAAACAATAAAGAAGTTTGAAAAAGTATTAGTTGCTTTCTTAAATATGGATGGCTGGGATTTAGAATGGACTGGAGATGGTTTTAAACATTATGACGCTTGTGGATTCACACCTAAAGGAAATCCTTGTGTTATAGAAATGAAATTTAGAAACAAATACTATGAAGAAAAAATGTTAGAAAAATATAAATATGATGCATTAATGAAAATGGATAAAAAAGTGGTCAAGCTATATTTCGTTAATGACCCTAAAGGTAATTATCTATACTGGTTAAATGCATTAGAACTTCCAGAACCAGTAGATATGTACTGTCCTGATACTACACTATGGACTAAAAAAAGATTACTTAAACCTGTTTACTTACTCAAAGAAAATCAAGCCACAAGAATTAATCTTAACGAACCTTATTAAATATTTTGTTTATATCGTTTAATTAAGTATTTTTATTAAATGATATTGTTAATAGACGCAGACAGCTTAATTTTCGCAAGTTGTTACAGAACAAGAAATGAAGAAAACCAAGACCCTTACTATAGAGACATAGAAGATTCTATTGTAAAGTTTGATGAACAGTTTATGAAGATTGTAAATGATCTTGAAGAAAAATACGAAATAGACAAAGTGATTACATTTAATGGAAGCAAAGGAAACTTTAGAAAAATACTAACACCAGTATATAAAGCAAACAGAAAAAAACAAGAGTTACCTCCATTACTACACGATATGCACCAATACGTTAAAGATACATACGATAGTAAATTTGTGTATGGATTAGAAACTGATGATCTTGTAGCTAAATACTGGCAAACACTATCAAATGAATTTGGAAGGGATAATGTAATGATTGTAAGCATAGACAAGGATTATAAACAATTCCCTTGTTTAATGTATAACTATCACTATAAACATAGAGTAGTATTAGACATAAGTGAACAGGAAGCATTATACAACTTTTATGAACAAATGATAGTAGGAGATACAGCAGACAACGTAAACTACTTTAAAGGTAAAGGTAAAAAGTTTGCAGAAAAATATTTTCAAGATTGCAAAAGTAAATATCAATACACTAAAAGACTATACGAATTATTTAAACAAGAATACAAAGGTAAGGCAAGACAGAAATACGCAGAATGTTATAACCTATTAAAATTAAGAAATGATTAAAGAAAACAAATGGTTTGTTCAAAACGAGATAGCAGAAAAAGTAATAGAACTATCAGGTATTAATATTTTTGAAAGATCAAGAAAAAGAGAAGTAGTAGAAATGAGATCGTTATTCTTCTACATATTAAAAAACAAATTAGATATGGGATTGACTGAAATGTCAAGATACTTTGAAGATAGTGCTTCAAGTATAAACCACGCTACTATTATATGGGCATTAAAAAACTATGAACTATATAAGTCTACAAATAAAAGAATACAAGAAATAGAAGAAATGATTATTCTAAAAACTTCTATGAATATAAAAGGAATAAACAGGGAAACTTATTTAGAACTTAAATGTAAAGAACTTGAAGCAGAAATAGAAAGACTAAATACAAAACCAAATGAATCTAAAATAATAGACTTAATAAATCAAGTTCCAAAAGCAAGAGAAGGAGAATTTATTACAAGAATTGAATTAATGATTAAGGGGTGGGAATGGCAGTATAGAGATAGCACAACAGCTTATGCAGGGGAATAAACTAAAAGAACAATCCTTATTAAAAGTTCAATCTAAAATATGGGAACAAAAAAGATTGATAAAAGAATTAGAAGATGACATTGAAAAAGATAATGACATTGAATTTGAAATAGTAGAATTACAATTTAACAATGCTATTAATCAATTAGAGATATACGAATACATAAAAAAAGCAATACAGAACTATGAAAATATATAACCAAGATTGTTTATATAAACTCAAAGAGTTAGATGACAGTTCAGTAGATAGTATTGTTACTGACCCTCCTTATGGTTTATCTTTTATGGGCAAGAAATGGGATTATGATGTTCCAAGTGTAGAAATTTGGGTAGAGTGTTTAAGAGTTCTAAAACCAGGTGGACATCTTTTAGCGTTTGCAGGTTCAAGAACTTATCATAGAATGGCAGTTAGAATTGAAGATGCAGGGTTTGAAATTAGAGATCAGATAATGTGGGTTTATGGTAGTGGGTTTCCTAAATCACACAACATAGGTAAAGCAGTAGATAAACAAGGTGGCAATTTACTTGGTAAAGAAGTTGCTGACCTTGTAAAGAAAAAAAGATTAGAAATAGGTTTATCTACTATACAATTAGCTGAACTTGGTAAATTTTATGGAAAAACAAATCACGGAGGCTCTGTATCTAATTGGGAAACTGGTAGGGGTCGTATAACACCAGAACAATTTAATAAACTTATAGAAATATTAAATTTAGAAAACAATCCTATTATTGAAACTAAACGAGAAGTTATTGGCAAACAAACAAACGATAACAATTTTAGATTTTATTCTTCAGGTCGTTATCAATGGAATACAGAAGGACAAAAAAGAAAAGAAAGTATAGACATAACAAAAGGCAATTCAGAATGGGAAGGCTGGGGAACTGCACTCAAACCTGCACACGAACCTATTGTTATGGCAAGAAAACCTTTTAAAGGAACAGTAGTTAATAATGTATTAGAATGGGGAACTGGTGGAATAAACATAGATGCGAGTAGAATAGGTACAGAAAAGCTAACTAATAAAGGTATGTCATCATTAGGTGTTATGCACGATGATAATTGGAAATCAAAAAAAGTTGAAAACGAAGTAGAAGGCAGATTTCCTGCAAACATAATCTTTGATGAAGAAGCAGGTGAAATCCTTGATGAACAAAGTGGAATATCAAAGAGTGGCAAATCAAGAGGTTTAACTCCAACAAAAGCGAGAAGTTGGAAAAATAGTAGTATTCAAGGAATAAATAGAATAGATCACGATGACAAAGGTGGAGCTTCACGTTTCTTCTATTGCCCTAAAACTTCAAAGAAAGATAGAAATGAAGGGTTAGATGAGTTTGAAACAAAACAAACTGTAGGAGGTGGAGGTGGAATTGGTAATTATGAAAATGATGTAAATTCTTCAAGTGGCAAGTACGGTAGTGAAAAAGCACCGAGTAAGAATAATCATCCAACTGTAAAACCAACTGATTTAATGTTATATCTTATTAGGTTAGTAACTCCTGAAAGAGGAACAACACTTGATCCTTTTATGGGTTCTGGCTCAACAGGCAAAGCTGCAGTAAGAGGTGGGTTTGATTTTATAGGTATTGAAAGAGAAAAAGAATATATTGAAATAGCTAAAGCAAGAATTAAATATGAACAAGAAAAACAAAAACCTGATTCACAAATAAAATTATTTTAATTATGACTAAACACGAATTTGAAGAAACAAAAAAATATCTATTGGACATTTGTCAACAAATAATGGATGTAAAACAACCTGAATACACACAAAAGAATTTAGATATACTACACAACTTTAAATGTTCTGCTGAATTTATAGGCATAGAACCTATGGAGGTATGGGCTGTATTTTTTAATAAACACATACAATCAATACTTGCACACGCTGGAGACCCTACTATGCATCAAGCAGAACCATTAGAAACAAGATATGCAGATGCTATTAACTATTTATTATTAGGCTTTAGCTTATTACAAGACAGACCAAAAAAAGACATCATTTCAGGAACAGAATGATATACAATGAAGATTGTTTAGTAGCTATGAAAGAAATACCTGATTATAGTATAGATGCTATTATAACAGACCCTCCTTATGGAACTACAGATTGTAAGTGGGATAGTGTAATAGACTTTGAGTTAATGTGGGAACAACTTAATAGAATTATAAAACCAAATGGTGCAACAGTTTTATTTGGAAGTGAGCCTTTTAGTTCTGCTTTGAGAATGAGTAATATTAAGAATTATAAGTATGATTGGATATGGATTAAAAACAGACCTACAGGAACTATGTTGGCAAAAAGACAACCTATGAGAAATGTAGAGAATATTTTAGTTTTCTATAAATCACAACCAAAATATAATAGGCAAATGATAAAAAGAACACCAGAAGAATTTAAAAAATCTTATAGGAAAAATAATTCTGAATCTAAAAATGGCGAACAAATGACATACAGAAAAACCCCTTTAATAAGACAAAGCAAAGATAGGCAATGGTATAAACCTCCAATTCAAACTTTATATTATAATTCTGATTCAAAAAGGAATGGTAAAAGTCATCCAACACAAAAACCAGTTGCATTAATGGAATATCTAATAAAAACATACACTAACGAAAACGAAACTGTATTAGATTTTACAATGGGTTCTGGAACTACAGGCGTGGCTTGTTTAAATACAAATAGAAAATTTATAGGAATTGAAAATAACAAAGAATACTTTGAAGCTGCAATTAAAAGAATACAACAACATAAGGCACAAAAAAGATTATTTTAAAATAAGTTAAAAATTACGTTATATAGATATATAGAATTAATTAATTAATATTTTATTAATTGTGGATAATAGAAAAAACAATGGAGGACATTCGACAAAAGGCTTTGCAGGGAGACCTAAAAAAGCAGACGAACTAAAGCTGATTGAAAAACTTGATGCCTTAATAGATAATGATGAAGTAATTAAAACTTTAGGTAAACAAATACTAAAAGGAGACAGTAGAGCTATGAATCTATATTTCGGTTATAGATATGGCAAACCTAAAGAATCTGTAGACATATCTTCAAGTGATGGCTTTAATGTAAACTTTAGAGACCTAATCAAATTTAAGTGATTGAAATAAATAAAAAGTATGCTCCTATTGCTGAATCAGACGGGAGGTACTTTATTGTAACTGGAGGACGTGGGTCTGGTAAATCATTCTCCATAAATCTCTTATTAGTTCTTTTAACTTATGAAGCTGGGCATACTATACTGTTTACTCGTTACACTTTATCTTCTACTTATATTTCTATTATTCCTGAATTTATTGAAAAACTTGAATTGCTTAAAATCTTTGATGACTTTTATATCACAAAAGATGAAATAAGAAATAAGCGTTCTGGGAGCAAGATAATCTTCAAGGGTATCAAAACATCAAGTGGAGATCAAACAGCTAATCTAAAGTCATTACAAGGGGTTACAACCTTTGTATTAGACGAGGCAGAAGAACTTACTAATGAAGATACATTTGACAAGATAGATTTATCAGTCAGACAACAAGGCAAACATAATAGAGTGATACTAATACTAAATCCTACAACTAAAGAACATTGGATATATAAAAGATTCTTTGAAGATAAAGGAATACAAGAAAGTGTAAACACTTCAAAAGATAATGTTACCTATATACATACAACTTATTTAGACAATCTTCAAAACCTTTCAGAAAGTTACATAAACCAAATAGACAACATAAAGAAACGCAGACCACAAAAGTATAAACATCAAATGCTTGGTGGCTGGTTAAATAAAGCAGAAGGCGTAATATTTACCAACTGGTCAATAGGAGAATTTAAAAAAGTAGGTATAAGCGTTTTTGGTCAAGACTTTGGAATGAATGACCCAAACACATTAATAGAAACTAATATAGACACTGCTAATAAGATTATTTATTTAAAAGAATGTTTTTACTTGCCTAAACTAACAACAAGCGAAATAGCACGTTTAAATATGAAACACGCAGTAGACAATCTAATAGTAGGCGATTCAGCAGAAAAAAGATTAATCTATGAATTAAAACAGAAATGTAATATAGTAGCTTCAATAAAAGGAGCTGGTTCTATTACTTATGGAATATCATTATTACAGGACTATGATTTAATAGTAGACGAACAAAGTATTAATTTAATAAAAGAACTTAACAACTACAGTTGGCTTGAGAAGAAATCTAAAACACCAATAGACAAATGGAATCATTGTTTAGATGCAATTAGATATGCAGTAAGTTACCAACTACAAAATCCTAACAGGGGTAAATATTATATACAATGATATGGAATGTAAAAAATGTAAACAGACAATGACAATATATTCAGGTAAAGACAATAAGGACTACTACTACTGTAGGGAGTGTGATATTATAGAGTTTGAATAAACTTTATTAACAAGTTTGTTATTTATTTTGTATATTGCATATATGATATACGATATACCAAATTTTACAGACAAACAACTTCAAGGAGAACTTAGGTCAACTATCAAATATGCTCAAGCATTATTAGAGGAGATTGATAAAAGGGAAAAAGAGAAGTAAAATAAGTTATTAAATATTTTGTTAATTAAACAAATAGTTATATATTGCAGTATAATTGCAATGAAGCAGTTATATAAACAAACATAACAAATGACAATAAATAAAATAACAATCGAAGATAAGTTTAAACTTATAAACATAGAAGCAACATTAAAAATGTTGTTAGTACATTCAGACCTGCCTAAATATCAGAAAGACTGGGTGGCAGAATCTTATAAAAACATTTTAGATTTTAAACATCAAAACGATATATTATGAAAAAAAGACAGTATAGATCAAATCAAGGGCGTAATCCTAAAAGGGAAGAAGCTATGTTTAATGCAATCAAAGTAGCATTTGTATTATTAGTTATTGCTACTATTGTAAATTTAATTTTATTATAATGAAATACTATTACGAAGATAACGGAAACAGAAGATATTACATTGCAAAGAAAATATCTAAAAAACAAAACAAAGAAACATTTTTAAAAATTGCAGGTTATGCAGCTATTGGCTGGGCAGTATTTTATATTGCATTGTTTTTTTTCTTACATTTGTTAGAAATGGCAGTATGAGAAACAAAATACAGAACATACAAGATTTAGAATACAGCAACAATCAAATATTAATTGGAGAATTAATTAAAAAGTGGTTAAAGGCAAAACCTAAAAACAAAGAGATTCTAAAATTAAGAGATGCGTTTATTGATAATTCAATTTATGTTGCAGGTTTACAGAATGATCTTACAGCTTCTAAAATGGCTAATAGTGAATATAGAGAAAGAATGAATGAAGCCTTGTATGATTTAGAATTAATAAAAGAAGAAAATAAATATTATAGTGAGTGACTATATAATTGAGTTGTTTTGTTTGGAAAAAGGGTGTTAGAAATAGCACCTTTTTTTTTATACTAAAATCCTACTTTAATTACGTTATATAAGTATGAAAGCTAATATAAACGTTCCTAACGAACTTAATGAGATTACACTAAAGCAATATCAAAGGTTCTTAAAAGCTCAAGACAAAGCAAAGGATAATAACTTCATACAGACTAAAATGATTGAGATATTTTGTAGGGTAAAACCTCAAGATGCTCTTAACATAAGATTGTCAGATGCAGAACGTATCACAAGAATAATATCAGATATGTTTGAACAGAAGCCTGATTTAGTACAGTCCTTCTGGCTTAACAATGTAGAGTATGGTTTTGTTCCTGATCTTGATGAAATTACATTAGGAGAATATATTGACCTTGATACTTATATGGGAGACTGGGATAATATAGAAATAGCAATGAATGTATTATACAGACCTATCAAACAGAAACTTGGAAACAAGTATTTAATAGAGGACTATGACCCCGATAAAAAGGACAGAATTACTACAATGCCTATGGATGCTGTATTCGGTTCTATACTTTTTTTTTATCGTTTAGGGATAGAATTATCGAAAACTATGATGAATTATTTGGAGAACAAGGAGGAGAAACAACTTCTGGACGTGCTGGATTTGCAAAAAAGTGGGGATGGTATTCGAGCCTTTACGGACTCGCTGGAGGAGATATTACAAGATTTGAAGATATCACAAAATTAGAAATGCATAAGTGTTTAATGATGTTAGCATTTATGAAAGATAAAAACGAATTAGAATCGAAACAAATAAAAAGTAAGTTTAAATGAGCCAACAAGGAATAAGGGGATTTTACCAATTAACTGAAACAATAAAAGACCAGCTTCTTGCTGACATAAATTGTAATACAGTAACTACAGGAGACCTATATGATGTTAACCTTAACAAGCAAGACATATTCCCTCTTGCTCACATTATAGTCAACAACGTAACACAAGAAGAACAAACACTTACGTTTAACATAAGCATTCTTGCAATGGATATTGTAGATCAATCTAAATTACCAACAGAAGATAGATTTATAGGAAACAATAATGAACAAGATATACTTAACACACAATTAGCAGTATTAAATAAAGTAATACAAGTTTTAAGAATGGGTACTTTATACAAAGACCAGTATCAATTAGATAGTCCAGTAAATTGTGAACCATTTTATGATAGGTTTGAAAACCAATTAGCTGGGTGGACTGCAACAATGGATATTATAATTTATAACGATATAAGAATCTGTTAATGAACTTTGAAAATATAAATAAGGCATTAAAAGATTTTGGAAATTATGTAGTCCAACAGTCAAGAACAAATTTGACAAAAGGTAACCATAACGCATCTAAAGAATTATATAACTCAATTACCTATACACTTGATGAAGAAGAAAAAGGTTTTATTATAAACTTTTTAATGGAAGAATACGGTGCATATCAAGATCAAGGTGTTAAAGGTGTTAAATCTAATTATATTGTAAATAAGAAGTCTCCTTTTTCATATAAGAGAAGTAGCAACTTAATAGGTCTTGAAAAAAAAACAGGAGTGTTTTCAAAATTTGCAAGGCGTGTTGGTCTACAGCCAAGAGATAAAAAAGGAAGATATGGTTCTTATGAAACAATGGGGTACATTCTTGCAAATAGTATAAAAAATAAAGGTATAAAAGCAAGTATGTTTTTTACTAAACCATTTGAAGCAGCTTTTAAAAGACTGCCACAAGAATTAGTAAACGACTTTATATTAGATATAGAAAAAGGAATAATATTAGGAACAAAAAAATAAACAATGGCAGCAATAGCATTAAGAAGTCCACAATATAAATCAGCAACAGCAGGAACAGGAGCTAATTCTGCTAAACTAACTATTAGTATTGATGGAACTATACAATATACATTAGTAAAAGGTACAACGGCAGGAGCTACTATGCTTTGGGAAATAGCAGAACTTTGTAGAGATTATATAAGCATAAGTTTTGATGGTACTTATAATGCTTCATCAGCAGATACTTTAACCATTATTTCTACCTTAACTTCACACGCATCAACAGACGGAACAGGTACTGCATTAACGACTTCATCAATAACAGACAAAGGCTATGATGCTTATGGTACATTTATGGAGGGTTCAAATCCTGTTGTTCCTTTTGGTTCACGCCCTACTTGGCTTGTAAGTCCTGACCCTAACGGTACTACAAACAATGAATATTACATTTATGTTCCTAATAATACAGCTGGATATGTACCTTATATATCAACAGGAGAAGCGTTAGTATATAATAGTTTTGGTGCAACTGCAACAGAATTAACAGGAACACCAGCAGGAACTAAAATGAATATAAACAGAGTTGATTGCACAAAATATGGAGATGGTCATAAAGTTACATTTGTAAATAAATTTGGCGCATTACAAGACCTTTGGTTTTTCTTAAAATCAGTAGATACAACAACAAAAAAACAAGAGCAATTTCAAAGAAATATTGTAACATCAACTGGTAGTTATAGTGTTAATACACATACTAAACAAGACTATAATACAGTAGCAAATACAAGCGTAACATTGAGTAGTGGGTATTATCCTGAATGGGCTAATCAATGGTTTGAACAATTATTATTGTCAGAGCAAGTATGGATTACAAGACCAAAAGAAACTGACCCAACTACTGATGAAGTAATACCTGTAAATGTTAGAAAAAATAGTATGGTTAAAAAGACTTCACTAAACGACAAACTAATAGATTACACATTTGATTTTGATATGTCATTTGATTACATAAACAACATTAGATAATGCAGAAACTACAACTATATATTAGTGATGAAAGAATTGA